TAAACGCAATAAACGAAACGAGGGAACAATGAACAGAGACGAAATACTGGACATGGCCGGCGACTACATCAACGCCGCTCGAGATGAAATGTATGGCGATCCCGCGGTGAACCATCAACGGATCGCGGACCTCTGGTCAGCCATCTTAGACGTGGACGTCGAACCAGAAGAAGTTGTGCTATGCATGATTGCGGTCAAAATGAGCCGTTTATGCAACACACGAGACCACAAGGACTCATGGGTAGACATCGCGGGTTACGCCGCATTAGGAGGAGAGATCGCTCATGAAAATTAAGCATGGTGTCATCAAACGGATACACGTCAATCAGCACAACATCCGGCATAACAAAAAGAATCCGGACGATCAAAAGCCAATTTTTACGGTCAAGCATACAAAAGGTAACGAAAAAGGGAATGTCGTGCACATCTATGGACCGTCCGCGGTTGTGTACGACCCAGAAAAGCCGCTAGATTGTGGCGCCCATGTTTGGATACAAACCACAGCAGAAGTCGAGGTAATGGACAATGACTGAATACGACAACAACAATCGAGGCGCCATCTGGGGCAACAAAGATCGGAAAACAGATAAGCATCCAGACTTCAAAGGCGAAGCCATGATTGACGGCAAAGAATATTGGGTAGCGGCGTGGAAGCGGAAAGAAAATGCCAGTCCAAAAGCGCCGAGCTTAAGTTTTAAGTTTGAGCTTAAAGACGATGCACGAGACGTGGGCTAATTTTATTCTGTGGACAATTATATTCAGCAGTCCTTTTGTTTACCTGCTAATCGGGAGAATCAATAAATGAGTTTACAAATGGCGATGTTTACGCCGAAAACCGAATGGGTGCCGCCGGCCGAGCTGCCCGACCTGAGCAGCGCCAAGCGCATTGCCATTGACGTCGAAACACGGGACCCGGACCTCAAATCAATGGGGCCGGGTTGGGCGACCGGCAACGGCGAAGTCGTCGGCTATGCCATTGCAACCGACGATTGGTCTGGTTATATCCCAGTGGGACACAAAGGGGGCGGTAACCTTGACAAGCGGATCGTATCCAAGTGGCTCAAAAAAATATTTGAACTGCCGTGCGACAAAATTATGCACAACGCGCAGTACGACGCCGGATGGATCAAGCGTGAAGGCTTTACCTTAAACGGCCGAATCATCGACACCATGCTGATCGGCAACCTACTGGATGAAAACCGGTACAGCTACAGCCTGAATGCGCTCTGTTTTGACCTACTGGGTAAAACCAAATCAGAAAAAGACTTGGTAGAAGCGGCGCGCACCTTCGGCCTCGATCCCAAAGCTGAGATGTGGAAAATGCCGGCCATGTACGTCGGTCCATATGCTGAGGTGGACGCTCAGCTCGCACTCGAGCTTTGGAACTACATGAGCGTGGAACTGGGTAAAGAAGGACTCTGGGACATCGCAAATCTCGAGCTCGACCTTCTGCCTTGTCTGGTAGACATGACCTACCGTGGCGTCCGCGTCGATTTAGAACGCGTCGAGCGAACAAGAGACCAGCTCTTAAAGCGAGAAAAAGAACTGGAGAAAGAAATTAAGCGCCAAGCCGGCTTTGGTGTCGAAATCTGGGCGGCACAAAGCTTGGCCAAAGCGTTTGATGCTATTGGCATCCAGTATCCAAAAACGGATCGCGGCGCGCCCTCGTTCCGCAAAACCTTTCTTGCCGAACAGCAACACCCGTTCGCGAAATTGATCGTCGAAGCGCGGAACATCAACAAAACCTCCGGCACGTTTATCAACAGCATCATGAAATACTGTGCCAGTGACGGGCGGATACACGGCCACATCAATCAAATTCGGTCTGATGACGGCGGCACGGTGTCCGGACGATTCAGCATGAACAACCCCAACCTGCAACAGATACCGGCTCGCGATCCAGAAATCGGACCGATGATCCGCAGTCTGTTTCTGCCAGAAGAAGGTAAAGAGTGGGCTGCAATAGATTTCTCGCAACAGGAACCACGGATCTTGGTTCATTACGCAAACGTCTACGGCAAAGCCCGTGGTATTCCTTTGCAGGGCGCAAAAGAGTTCGTACAGCGTTATAACGAAGACCCCGATACCGACTTCCATTCAATGGTTGCCGAAATGGCAAGTATTCCAAGAAAGCAAGCCAAAACAATAAACCTCGGCATGATGTATGGCATGGGCGTCAATAAGTTGTCTGAACAATTAGACATACCGGTAGACGAGGCCAAGAAACTGATCGGCCAATACCACGAGCGCGTACCCTTTGTGAAAGGTCTGATGCACGGCGTGATGAACCGGCTCGATGAAAAAGACGCCTCCGGATCACTTCGATCCATCCTCGGCCGCAAGTGCCGGTTTGATCTGTGGGAGCCAGACAGCTTTGGGATGAACAAAGCCTTGCCTTACCGTGATGCCGTCAAAGAGTATGGCGAGACCACGCGACTCAAGCGTGCGTTCACCTACAAAGCGCTTAACCGGCTGATCCAAGCGTCTGCCGCCGATATGACCAAGCAAGCCATGGTCAATCTGTACAAAGAAGGGCATCTGCCGATGCTCCAAGTACACGATGAGATTGCAATGAGTGTAGATAACCGCGAGCAGGCACAAGAATTTGCAAAAATTATGGAAAATGCAGTACCTTTAGAAGTACCCAACAAGTGCGACGTCGAAGTCGGACCCAGTTGGGGCGAAGCAGTGTAGTTTTTAAACTACGCGAGCTACTGCTTCGGAAGCTATTGCTTCGGACTTCATTTGATTATCCCTCAATATTTGGCCGCCTTCGGGCGGCTTTTTTATGTCTACACCAACACTGCAAAACTACGCGATCCGCGTACACTTTATGCGCCCAAACATAAAACTCATCCCCTAACTCCACCCTTGTTTGCAATTTCTCTTGTAAACTACGATACATTCCCATACAATCGCAGACATACACGAGGAGAAATTATGGATACCAAACGTTGGAAAAGCGTCCTTGTACCGCGGGAAATATATGAAGAAATCAAAGACATGGCACAAAGCGAAGGCCGCACCATCAGCGGACAGTTGCGCTTGATTTTTGAAACCTATGTCGATAACGGCTTCGATAAAAAACATGCGTATGATCCAAAACGCGATCCGCGAAGAATCAACGTCTACGACTAAACACAGGAGACTACGGGAAATTATGAAAGTCTTTCGCATCACGGATCACGGGCAAAAAACAATGTTTTATGTCGCCACGCGTCCGCAAATCAGAAAATACAAACTCGAATCTAAAGAACCTGAACTTATTTTCGTCGAAGAGTTTGAATACGATTATAAATGGCAAATTGTTGTGTTATTAAATGACGCACTTCAAACAGGAATGGAACAGGATTATGCGCCCACCATTTGATCCCGACGTTCTTTGGATCATCCCGCTCATCCTCGCGGTATTGTACGGGCACATCCTGTTATACGAGGTATTCAGATGACAAAACACTCCATCTGGCAGGATGGAAAGTGTATACCCAAAGTATACATCGACCTGCCCCACCCACAGGCCGCACTGCTCCAAGATTGGATCGACGGCATGGACATCCAGTTTCGAGACGAAAACGGCGAATGGGTCAATATGCCCCGCGCACTCGACTACTTCACGCACGACTTCCGCGCTGTACCAGACGCGAGCCACGAATCGCGGATCGCAGAACTATTCAGAGAAAGAATTTATGCCGAAAAATAAACAGTCTATTGACCGCCTGTACCGAAAATTAGAGCACCTCTATCTCAAAGCCTTGCGTAAATACGCCAAGAAAAAGATCGAGGCCGGCTACCATCTTGAGGACAAGGCCATCCGCCTTGAGCTCAAAATCCGAGAACGCCTGAAAACCACTGAATCAACCGAACGAGGTAATGCACATGATCACGATTAACTACACCCGCCAATCACATGGCGCACACAACGGCCTACGCTCCATTCAGTTTGTACTCGACGAAGACATGGGTCTCGACGGGATGCTGCACGAACTGACCCAGTTTCTGCGCGCAATGGGCTACCCAATCGACTCCGACGAAACACTCATGGTCTTGACCCAAGACGAACTCGACGCCATCTACTCCCCCGTGGATGAAAAAGAAATCGAGCAGATCATGAACGAGCTTGTCAATGAAGAAGATGACAAAGAGTGAAAAACTCCGAGCAGAAGAACAGCTCGACTTGAACCCACAGCCCACCGATCCCAGTATCGGATATGCAGTGGGTGAACGACTGCGAAATAACCGCTGTCCGCGATGCGATGGAG